CTGCGAGTACGGTTTCCAGGGGGGAGGGCGTTTACTTTTCGATGCCCCCCGGCATCTCGTTGCTATTCAACGAGTTACGACATGGCAATGGATAACCATCAAGGCCGATAGGCCGAGCTGGCTTGATCCCGAGATCCTTCGCTGTCTTCTCGTTGTGACAATCGATACAGATACCTTGAAGGTTATCCCTGCGATCAGTCCCTCCCTTGCATAAAGGTATGATGTGATCCACCTCGTTCGATGGCTTGCGATTACAGATCTTGCACACTGGCTCTTCAACAAGCACGACATGGCGCATGCTCACCCATCGTCTGCCTGTGGTCCTACTTTGTGTTCGGATCTTACGCTCGTATTGGTTCCTATGCCAAGACACCAGCCAACTCCCTGAGTTCTGCCAATGCGTTCTGATTGCCCGCCTTATGGATGATGTATCCAGGCGCTTGAATGAAGTCCATCTTATTGAACTTATGAGAGAGACATCTGATCTGATGCCCACTCCCGTGAATGCGATCGTTGAGAAAGTTCTGTTCATAGAATGTCTCTATGCTACCCTGCTCTATCTCAGGCTTGGTGAACAGATCACGGCAACACCTTGGGATGACCATAACTCCTGTGTTGAAATACTCTTCATATTTGCGATCAAAATATGCACCCTCGTTAAACAAACCTAGCACATGCGGGGGTACGAGCTGGAAGAGATCCGGACAATCACTTGTGATTAAGACATCGGTGTCCACATAAAGAATCCGATCGTAATGGGCAAGAAGGTCGTAGATTTGAAACTTCTCCCAGTGTGGAGTGCTGTGTGTTTGTTCTGAGATAACCTTAAAGTCAGCACCAACTTTGTCAGCATATCGACTAATCGATTGATGCGTGATCCCAGCCATTTCTTGGAACAGAGATCCGATCGCGATGGTTAATACCAAGTTCATATCATTTCCTTTGGATGAAAAGGCAGGTGCTGACATCGGCGATAATGTCGTATTTGCTGCGATCAACCTCTCGATCCACCACGATCTCAACGCCCGGACAGCGGATAAACTTGTAATCATGAAAGCCGATGATCCCTTCCTGAACCATGCGATCTTCAAAGAACTTGTAGGCGAAGGATGTGGGTTGATAGAGGTCCATATCAAGCCACGCAAAGCAGAACTTGCGATCGTAATAGTTGATCAGCGTGTCCTCGACGAGCCCCTTGACGGGGACGATAGAGGTTTCCCGGAGTTGCTTGAATCTCTCAAAAAACTGATGCCCGTAGTCCATTTCTCCGCGCTTGCATTGCAGCTCAGAAGCAATGGAGTCATCGTAAGGGAGCCCGGAGAACGTATCAAAAGCCAAAAGCTTTTTCCCTGCGTTCTTCACCGTCTCATCAAGAAAGAAGGTGGTCTGTCCAAAAGCTACTCCACACTCTGCAACCTCTCCGGGGAGATGAATGCAGCGCTTTAACATTTCAAGGCAGTGCTGACTACGGATAAGATCGTTCATGATTTCCTAAAGGCAAAGGACATGATGTCTTCCCTGCCGGTCCTTATCTCGAAATTGTCAACATCAACGCACACAAATCCATGGTCGAGCATATAGCGGATCAGGCCGTGAGGTGTGAAGTACCAGTAATGCTCATCTCTTCGGAAATGCTTGGAATTCAACGCATGCTGGACATCGCGGAACATGGGGATGGAGAGAAAGATCAAAGTCCCTTTGCCCATTTCACGTAGAAGCGGAGACGGGTCTTCGATGTGCTCAAAACTATCGAAGAAAGAATAAGCTTCAAAAGGATCATGGATATCTTCGTAAAGCCCGAGACTCTGAAGAAGCTTTACCGCCGTCTCGTTAATATCGAAGCCGAAAGTTTTCTCCCGGTGCATGACAAAATGGCCACTGCCAACCCCGACATCCAGCAGTTCTCCCTTGTGAGTCCTGTTCACAAAATCAATCCGCGCTTGGGTGAGCTTCTCACCCATCGGAGTGTTCGCATAATCCACGTACTTCTTGAAATAATCGAGCCCGTATTGTCGTGGCTCAATATTGACAAACCCGTACTGCTTGTCGATGTCCCATATCAATTGCATGATGTACCTGAGAGATACGCTTGAAGACTGGAAAGCACCCTTGCTGCCGGGATCTCTTTCTTGCAACGATGCACGCCGTCATTGCCGTTATTGATACAAAAACAAAAGGGATCCGGTTCTACGAAACCGATCTGAAATAAACGGTCGTCATTGAGCACCTTGTGGGGGACATAACCTCCATAGATAATAAACGCTTTCTTTCGCAGGAGCTGGCTCATCGGGATCATGTTGCACTGGATAGATAGTACCAGGTCGGAGCGCTGGATCAGGTCCATGACTTCCCAGATCCCGAGATGATTGTCCAAGTGCTGGTCCCGCTTCTCATCAATGCCGGCAGGTTCAGCGCCGTCATACTCTTCCCCATTTCCGATGTCTCCGACTGAGACGAAGTAGTATTCCTTCCTCAAAGCATCAAGACACGTTTGAAAATAATCCATCTTTGCGTTACGGTTCGGGCAAGGCCATTCCTTCCGGATAGACGGCAGACGAACGACGCAAAGCTTCTTTCCCGATGAATGGGAGCGTTTCACGATCATATCAACAGCAGGCGTGGGAGTTTGTCGGTATTCAAAAAAGAAATCACCTTCTAAAGGCACGATGGACTCGAAAGATTGAAGCACTGACATCCCGCGCTTGAAATCCGCGCCATAATTAAAGCGCAGCCGTTTTCCGTTGGGCTTGTGGACGGCCGACTTGGCGTATAAGCCATTCCCGGTCATGTTTTGAGCCTGAAGCTTCAGATTCGTGGTGGGTTTATAGCAGTGGACATGCTCGAATTGAAACAGCTCCGGGAAAGGCGTGTAGATAAAAACCTCGCCTTTCTTGGAAAGGTGGTGGACGAACGGGATGTGATAAATGTTGTCCCCGAGACCGAAATAACTGTCGAGAATGTAATTCATACACAGGTTAAGTTGGGATGTTCCTAGAAGTTGTTGAGATCGATACCCTGCTCCAAGAGACAGGCGTTAATGATCAGAGCGTCCGCTTCCTGGATTGTTCCATCCATGAGAAGTCCGTTGGCATAGGCTTTAAGACCCGCAAAGTTCGGATAATCGACAAGCTGTTGCATGGTCCAGCCAATCCCGAGCTTGGAGAGTGCGAACCATCGCTCTGCTGAAAACTCCTGAATGAGCCGACCAAAGAAAATCTTGGAGTTAAACCGGGAAATAATCACGGCTAAAGGGACTGTGTCAGGGAGCGCGGCAAGCGCTGCTTTTAGCGCGTCCACATCCGCCGATGACGGCTGGGCATCCGAGATCCCAACTACCTCGCCAGCGACGTAAGAAAAACGTTTCCATACCCCATGCGGCGCCCAGTTTAAAATCTGATTGTTGGTAAGAGGTACAGCGGCTATCTTCGTAACGATTTCCATAAACCCTCCGTTAGTCAAGTTTGTAAAGCGTCCACGTTCCCGTCATGGTGCCCGCGCTCGTCAGCACGGTAATGGAGGACAGATCCGCAGCCCCGGTATAAATACCTCCATAAAAATTCGTATAAATCCCACCATTTTGTATGGAGAGCCCGTTCATAAACACCTTGTAGTCGGATGTTCCAAAAAACTCCAAAGTGAGCATTGCTTTTTCCGTTGGCTGTAACAGTGTGATAAACGGATAAAAGAACGTGGCTCCGCTACCGCCGCCATAACTCATTCCGTTTGGTTGGGCGTATCCTCTGGCATACGAATAATTACCTCCGCTATCTCCGTTGAACCGAATATTAATATCCCCGGCAGACGTGTTCTGTTGCGGGGTGAAGATGAGTTTGTATTTTCCGGAAGCAACGAGCGACGAGATCGTAAAAGAAGTCTGTGCTGTAACGCTTCCAGACTGAACCGCTTTCCATGTCCCTAGGTCTGGAATTCCCGTTAATTGGCTTCCATCCACGGCCGGAAGTTTAGCATCCCCGTTGAGCTGGACGATTTTATTGGCAGTCGTTCCGACAGGAAGATTTGCCACTGGTATGACTCCGGCCGCGGCAAGTATATTCGCAAGACCGACAAGCGTCGAGCCATCCACATCGGAAATGAGAGCTACCCACGCCGTATTCTCTTCGTTTCTGCGCTTCAGCACGTTGGTCGATGTATCGTACCAAAGCATATTGGGAAACATGGTTGCTGGTTCTGTGGGCCCGGAATTGTTGGTGACGATCGCTTGTAAAACAGCGTTCAGATCGGCTCTGACGGACGCGCCTGGCGCGTTACTAATCACGTAATCGTGTTGCATAAAACCTCCTGTTTAGGCAATTTCGTCGACGTTGATGCCGAGCTCATTAATTGCGATGTTGTAGTCCTGACTCTCCCGGTCCAGTAAAGCGTAAAACTGAAAGGCCCGCGCCTCGAATTCCGCACTATCAAGCCTTTCCCAAGAACTCCAGGAAACGGGGCTCGAAGCAGGATCATCGTCCGTGTGCCTCACAAAAACCTTGGCGTCAGCGCCGCCATTTAGCGTCGCGTCAAAATCTTCCCAATCGTCAATATTCGACGTCCGAGAGTCGACGTAATCATTAACGCTGTAAATCGCAACCCCGAGACGATTGGTCAAACGGACATTCTTTACGGATCCAAGATCAATTCCTTGGGAAAAATTATAAGTTCCAGTCATGACCGCCGGGGATGATCCGTCCACTAATTTGAGCGAAACTGATTCAACCTCAGTACCATCATGCGTCCCGATAAATGCCGGAGCTTCATCGAGTGTGTCCACAGAAGCAAAAGCATTCGCCGTCGCTTGCTTGGTGGAAACCGTCGTGATCGTCTCCGAAGCGTTGCCGTCCACGTCGTACACTCTGGCAAAATAAGTGCCTTCCTTCAGCGGAAGCACCGTAAAAAGAGTTCTGGCCATCGCGGACTGCCCAATACTGACACTACTGCCCCAGGTTGCATCTTCCAAAAGCGGAGAATGGCGGAATACCACCTCGCCACCATAGAGCACGTCGATTTCTTCGGGACGATCCCAGCGGATCAGAGCATTGCCTCCGATGGCTGAGATGGTCATGTTTTTTAAAGCGGAGGGATTGGTGGAGCGGCCAACCACCGTATAACCGGAGACCGTTTTCCAAGGGCCCGGAAGAAGCTTTCCATTCACTTTAAAACGTAAACGGATATCAAGGACCTCCCTTGTTCGTACATCCCCGATGAAGACATACCCGCTTCCCTGCGCTTCGATTACTGCGGGGTAAAAATTCTCGCCCGTACCATTCTGGCGCATCTGGACTTCCAGCTCGCTTCCCGTCCCGAAGATATCGGTATTCAACAGATCAAAATAGATCCCCACCCGCGCTTTCAAAGAACCGCCCGAACCGATGACCATTGCGGTTTCATCCGATACCATGGAGGTGATGTTGGGCGCCGGGATGGACTCTTGTAATGAGATCTTGGTGACGAACTCCGGGATCGCTTCAGTGTCGCAGTTGTAAATAGCAGGACGGTAAGGAATGGCGATGACGGTTGCTTGAAAGTTGTTGTCCGGCGCGATCGAGATGACAAGCGCGTCTTCGGTTTCCTCGCCAAACTCCCCGAAGCACACAAGGTCTCCGACGGCAAGCGCGGGCTGCGCGGGAGACCCGATCCCGGCGATCGGGGTTGTGAAAGTGAGCGTATTGGAGGTCCCTGCGATTGTGGAAACCTGAGCTGAGAGCGCGGGATCTGTCAGCGTCCGTATCACGGCGCCATAGGTTTTCCCGGCTTCCATGATCACCTCTTCATCAAGAGCCAGAGAAACAACGCCGGCGGCCTCATTCGTTACAATGCTTTTCACCCGTCCAGTAGCGAGCCCGACGATCATCACGTCATGAGCTATTTTGATCCTGTCGCCCCTTTGATAGGTCAGGAATTCCATGTCCTGCTTGAACGTCCATCTTTCCGGCTGATTAAGAACTTGGGCAATTCTCCACCTGCCAAGCTTGAAGATCTGGTCCGGGTCCGTGATGCCGATCATGTCCAGAGTTTCAAACTTCGTCGCGTTCTCGTCGCTATACCCGTCCCGGTAGACGCGGTATTCGTCGGTTTTATAGCCTTCGTTTTCGTTCGTGAATTGAATGCGCCAGCCGTGCGGAGGATCCAGGAAGAACTTGTCCGCCGAGAAATCGAAACTGTTCCGTGGAGTAATAACGCTGACCGGCTGCGCCTTTTCCATGTCGATGACGACCGACCATTTTCCGTCTATCATCGTCGGCGCCGCACGGCCCGCGAGACAAATATCCCGGAGCGTCTCCCAAACAGACGAGGAATAATCCCGGACTTGATTGAACTTGAATCCTTTCTCTTCGCAGAATTCGTGCCATGTTTCCAAAGTATCAAGATCAATGCGTTCTGCTGCAAGCGGGTCGGCCATTCCATTCCCTCGAAGCGCAAAAAGGAACGCAGACGCGGGATTTTGCGTTTCTCTCTCCGTCCAGGCACTGCCGGTCCAGTCGTCGCATACTCGCGTGACGATCCCGGAGAAGTCATCGATGACCCCGTTGAGCTGGTCCGTCGCTTTAATAACAATTGCAGTCATGGCGAGCGGCACCGGGGAAGTGACGGGGCTCTCGGATTTGATCGAGCGGAGAGAGGTCCAGTAAGCCGCGTCCATGATCATCGTCGAGTCGGTGTCGGCAGTAGTTCTTCTGATGCGGATATCGTACTGCCCTCTTTCAGCAACTCCCCACCGGATCCCGTAACGCATACCTGAAGTCTTTTTGCCGGTAAAGTCGATACTTGTGAGAAGGTCGTCGGTGACGTTCAGCCAAGAAGCATCGAAGGACGCTTTAAACTTGGCGGCGGAGGTGTCGATATTTAGCCACTCTGAATCACTGCTCTTCTTGTACTGGATCTCGATATTCACGGTCCGGGACTGCTTATTGCCGCCGCTGTCAAATTCAACAAGGCCGCTGTTGAAGGACATATCAACGCCGATCTCATCCGCGTTCACTGCGGTGGTCCGTGAGATCCAACCGGTCGTCTGCTTAAGCGTAGCGGTAAAGCCTTCCTCGCTGATCGCCTCCGGGAACAAAGTCAGCGGAGCGTCATCCGAATATCCTTCCCGGTGCTCGATCTGATAATCCGAGAATTCGCTGAGCAGCGTATCCCCGATCTTCATGCTGGATTCGTCGATGGAGATGGGTCCGATCCCCCAAACGAAAAGCATGCGGATATACTGGTCGTCTCCGATCATTTCAGTGTAAGGCTTGGAACCTTGACGCGGCGTCTGGCGGTAGGTCCCAAAAAGAACCGGCACGACACCAAACGGATCAAGCGAGTTGCTGGATCCTTCGATGTAGAGGGAATTGCTGTCTCGGGACGAATCTGTTCCGGAGAGCTGAGCCAGGGATCCGGAACCCCCTAAGCTCTTGGTTCCTACAGGGCAAAGCGCATTAACGACCAGCATTCCGACTCCCATATATCCGGCGCCGATCGCTCCAGTTAAGAGTGCAATTCCTCCAGTCGAAGTAATGCCCCAAATCGGTGCGAGAATAGTTGCCGCCGCGGGAGCTGCCCATACGGCTAAAGCCACCACCGCGATCATAAGCACCATATTCATGATGCTTTTTCCACCGCCCCCACCACCGCCGCCCCCGCCATGCGGCACCGGAAAGGCG